GACACAAGGAGAGTTGAATGCTGAGAAGGAAGAGTATAATCAAAGGATCAAAACAAAGAAAGAGCAGATAAAGGCTTTAAATGATCAAATAAAAGAACTCCAAACAACTTTGCAAAAACTCAACTCCGAGAAACCAGACGAAGTTTAAAAATGAGATCACAATTACTATGCACATTCACTACGGTGTATGAGCTCCCATCTTGTATTACTGAAATACATAGAAGTTATGGAGTTGATAATATCACCAACATGAAGTGTTACAAATATAAAAAAGAGCAATCTGTTGTGTGTATATATAACACATACAATACGGACAGCAGGATGAGAGGTACAATAACGATTAACCGCAAGAAAGATTCAGACACGCTATATAGCATTAACGCATTAAACGCTTTAATAAGAGAGCAAAACAATGGAGTGTTGGATAAGTCTTATAGGGTAGAATGGCAGCACTACGCTAATCGTTTACTACTCACAGATAGGGAAGGAAACTTCCGCTGCATTGAAATACAAAACTTCAATAAAAAAAAATATTAAGTTTTAGTTGCTTACAAGGTAAAGAAAGAGTATATTTAGTCAAGAGTTTAAATCAGAGGAGAAAGTCTCCCAATATTTAATCAGACAGTTAATACAGTATAAACCAAAAAAACAAAAAGCAAATGGCATTAGATTTAGATGCAATCAAAGCGAAGCTCCAAGAGCTACAAAGTTCCAACACAGGAGGTGGTGGAAGCAAATCAAACAACTTCTGGAAACCACCAGTAGGTAAAACACAAATTCGAATCGTACCCTACGCATTCGACAAATCAAACCCTTTTCAAGAGTTATTCTTTCACTACGAAGTAGGTAAGAGAACAATGGTATCTCCATCTTCTTATGGAAGACCTGATCCAATTCAAGAGTTCGCAGAAAAGTTAAAAAAGAGCGGAGACAAGGAGGATTGGAAGTTAGGTAGAAAAATTGAACCAAAATTCAGATGCTATGCTCCAATCATCGTTAGAGGTGAGGAATCGGAAGGAGTTAAGTTTTATGCTTTCGGTAAGAAGATTTATCAAGAACTTTTAGGAGTAATTGCAGATCCTGATTACGGAGACATTACAGACTTGATGAATGGTAGAGATGTTACTATTGAGTGTATCGCTCCAGACAAAGAGGGAGGTTACCCAAGCTACACAGTAAGAGTGAAGCCTAACCAAACACCAGCTACAGAAGACAAAGCAATCGCAGATAAGATTGTAAACGGTCAAGCTGATTTGAGTACTTTATTCACAGAGTTGAGTTATGAGGAAATGAAAACAGCTTTAGAAGAGTGGTTATCACCAGAAGGAGGATCTAATCCAGAACCATCAACAACTCATAAAGGAGGTAGTGTAGAGACTGCTAAAGTAGCAAAAACTACAGACGACATCAACGAAGCTTTCGGAGCATTATTTAACTCATAATTATTATGGCAAAGGAAAAGGTTACACCCGATGAAATAGCGGGAAGGGACGAGCTAGCTCAACAGCTAGCGGATACACTCAACAAAAAGTTTAAAGACTTTAAAGCTGTACAATTCTTAGGAAGTGAAGATACACAAACTGATCTTACTGAGTGGGTGTCAACTGGATCAACTACATTAGATTTAGCCATATCAAATAGACCGGACGGAGGATTACCAGTAGGTCGTATTGCAGAATTTACCGGATTGGAAGCGTCCGGTAAATCTCTGATTATGGCTCATCTACTAGCTAATACACAAAAGAAAGGTGGAATAGCTGTCTACATTGATACAGAGAATGCTTTAAGTGAAGAGTTCTTAGCTGCTATTGGTGTAGATGTAAAAAACATGTTGTACATACCACTCGATACTATTGAAGATATATTCGAATCGATTGAAAATATCATAATGAATATTAGAAGCACAAGTAAAGATAGGTTAGTCACAATAGTTGTAGATTCAGTTGCCGCAGCAACAACTAAGATTGAACAAGATGCAGATTACGATAAGGATGGATGGGCTACATCAAAAGCTATCATCATGTCAAAGGCATTACGTAAAATTACTAATTTGATTGGAAAAGAGAGAATCATTCTAGCTTTCACTAATCAACTAAGAGAGAAGCTAGGAGCAATGTTTGGAGACAAGTATACTACTAGTGGAGGAAAGGCTTTACCATTCCATGCTAGCTGTAGAGTTAGGTTGAAGTCAATGGGTAAGCTAAAGGATGCTGATGATGAGATTATTGGTGTAAAGACTGAAGCACAGATTGTGAAGAATAGGTTTGGACCACCATTTAAAAAAGCAGCTTTCAACATATACTTCGATTCAGGTATAGACGATTATGCTAGCTGGTTAGAAGCTCTCAAAAAATATAAAGCTCTTACACAAGGAGGTGCATGGTACACAATCGTCGTAGAGAGTACTGGAGAGGTGATAAAGTTTTTATCAAAGGACTGGGCTACACTTATCAGAACAAACGAAGATCTAAGAAACCACTGCAAAGCTGTACTAGAGAAGCACAGTATCTCAAGTTACAAACCACAAGATACTATCGACTCAGGAGCATTAGAGTTGGATGATAGTGAAATACCAGAAGTATAATATGAAAAACAAATACGCTGCATTATTAAATCAGCTAAGGTTACGAGAAGAAGAAGAACCATCAAGTAGAGATGACAGAGTTTTATTAATCGATGGACTTAACACGTTCATCAGAAGCTACTCTGCAACTCCCACATTGAACGCTAATGGCGAACATGTGGGAGGGATCTCTGGCTTTTTAGCGAGTATGGGTTCTGCAATCAAAACAATCAATCCAACTAGAGTAGTTATAGTTTTTGACGGAAAGGATAGCTCAAAGAAAAGACGTAGCATGTTTCCAGACTACAAAGCTAATCGTAAAGTTAAGATAAGACTTAACAGAGCGCAATCCGTAGAAAAGGAAGACAATCAGCTACAACAGTTGGTGAGGTTGATCGACTACCTAGAGACCTTACCGGTAACAGTTATCACTTTGGATGGATGTGAGGCAGATGATATCATGGCATATATAGCTAACCAGATGATAGTACCTAAAGACTCGCACGCATTCATAATGTCTTCAGACAAAGACTTCTTACAACTAGTATCCAACAACATTCATGTTTGGAGTCCTACAAAAAAGAAGCTATACTACGAAGATGATGTTTATAGTGAGTATGGGATACATCCAAAAAATTTCTCAATCTTTAGAGCGCTAGTAGGTGATAACTCCGACAACATTCCAGGAGCTCCAGGACTTGCAGCTAAGACAATAATCAAACGCTTTCCTAGGTTAGCAGAAGAGGAGTTTGTGTCTTTAGATGAGTTCTTTGAGTATGCTAATGAATTAGCTGCACAATCCAAGATAAAAGTGTTTCATAGTGTCGTTGATAACGAAGAGGACATAAGGTTGTACTATAAAATTATGCAACTACACGAAACGATAATCAACGCAGCAACGCAGTCAAACATACTAAACCTAATGCGCGCAGAAGGTAGAAAGCTATCAAAGATGGATTTCCACAGATTGTTGGTCGAAGATGGTATGACTAACGCAATAAAGAATCCGGAAGCTTGGTTGAGAGAGGTAGGAACAAAACTAAATCAATTCGTTGATAAGTTGTAGAATGTTAAAAAAATAAGTATAATTAGGTTATGGGAATAGAAGATACATTTCAACTTTATGGCAATGGGTTCCAGAACAAGCTACTAGCGGTTCTGATGAAGGATAGAATATTTTTACAACAAATACACGATATACTAGATCCAAAGTACTTTTCGTCTGAATCGAGTCAGTGGATATCTAAAACAATCGTAGAGTATTTTGCTAAGTATAAATCTAGTCCAACGCTAGAAGTTATGAAAGTGGAGGTTGATGGTATCGAAATGGATGTTCTAAAGACAACTGTGATTGAAAACTTGAGAGATGTCACAAAGCAGATTGATGCTGTAGACTCTAGTTACATAAAAGATCGTACAATAGACTTCTGTAAAAATCAAAAACTCAAAGGAGCAATACTAGAATCAGTACAACTTCTGCAAATGGGTAAGTACGATGAGATAAAGGCTACTGTTGATGAGGCTATGAAAGCAGGTACAGATAGGGATATTGGACATGAGTACGTAGATCACGTTGAAGATAGATTTAATCAAAACTCTCGTAAAGTTGTACCTACGCCATGGGATGTAGTTAATGAGATTATGGATGGAGGATTGGGTCCTGGAGAGATGGGAGTATTTGTAGCACCAGCTGGTATTGGTAAATCAATGGCATTAGTGAATGCAGCAGCTAATTGTGTTAAAAAAGGACTCAACGTAGTTTACTATACGTTAGAGCTTTCTGACACATACGTAGGTGGTAGGTTTGACAGCTACTTCACTGGAATCCCAACCCAAGACTTGAAGTACCATAGAGAGGAGGTAGAAGAAGCTATGGAAAAGCTGCCAGGACAGTTGATCATAAAATACTACCCAACAAAGACAGCATCTGTTAACACAATTGCAGCTCACCTAGATAAGTGTGCAATGCAAGGAGCAACACCTGATATCATCTTTATCGATTATGCCGATCTTCTGAGAGATGTTAATGCAAGTAAGACGGCTAGACACGATCAAGTATTGGGAGGTATATACGAAGACTTGAGAGGATTGGCTGGGTTACATAAGGTACCAATCTGGACAGCATCGCAAGCAAATAGAAGTGCTGCTGAGATGGAAGTGATTGAAGCAGACAAAATTGCTGAATCATACACAAAGGTGATGGTAGCAGACTTCATCGTATCCTTATCCAGAAAGACAGCAGATAAGATTAGTGGGACTGGTAGATGGCATATCATAAAGAACAGATTCGGTCCAGATGGACTAACCTTCCCAAGTAAGATGAACATGTCGGTTTGTGGTATTGAGATATATGAAGAGAGTACAATACTAGGACAACAAACAAAGAAGACAATGAACAACGACGATACAGTTATACGAAATGCATTAGCAACAAAATTTAACGAATTAAACAATTTAATTTAAAGAAACAAATGCTTAAGGTTACGGACATACTATTTATATCTACGGCCGCTGAAATTAGCAAATTTAATCACAACTTAATAACAATTTATAATGACAATATCCAATGAGATCTTGAGTGACATCACTGTCTTCCTAAAGTACGCTAAGTATCTTCCAGAGCTTAATAGAAGAGAAACCTGGGAGGAATTAGTAGATAGGAACAAAGCGATGCACCTCAAAAAGTACCCTCAACTAACTGAGGAAATAGAAGACGTATATAAATTAGTATACGACAAAAAGATACTTCCATCCATGCGATCAATGCAGTTTGCTGGAAAGTCGATAGAAGTATCACCAAATAGAGTTTACAACTGCGCATACTTACCGATCGATCATTGGAAGGCTTTTGGAGAAACAATGTTCTTACTTCTAGGA